GAACACCTCGTTCAAAAGCAGCGACGTCAGCGTCGAAAAGCGCATCGATCTCTCTCTTAGACCAGACACGGTTGTGTTCTGGACGTAGCGGATAGTTCATGCGGATGAACCCAGTGTAACCCTCTTTGCGAACCATAGGCAGTTGGATCTGGTCCTGATACAGGACGTGCCCGTACCCAACGGTCCAGATGTGAGCAGGGCACAAGTAGGGCCGGGTTCTGTAGCCCTCGTACCTGTGCATCAGCGCAGCGCCCTCGGGGCTGAGCTTCACTTCTTGCTCCACTGCCTGCTGCCGAACCAGAACCCAATGATTCCGCCCAGCATGGCCATCTCATCTTCACTGAAGATGATCGCGGTAACGCGAATCAGGTCGTCAACCGACTGAATCAGACCCGGATGCTTCCAGACGTACAACGTCAAGGCCGCATTGATCAGCACCAACTCGATGATGAAAATATAGGTCACCGTGGGCCTTACGGTGCCGACGTAGTTGGCAACCCAGCGGCTGGCCTTCTCCAGCACCTTCTCATCGTGCCTGAGCGCAGCCTCGGTCATCTGCGCCTCAGTCTGCATCGCAACCTGCTCGACGCGGATCTCCTCCATCTTGGCCTGGGAGGCGTATCCCTGGGCTGCAAGCTGGAGTTCACGCTCGGTCTGAAGACGCGCCAGGGCAATCTCGTGCTTCTGGTCGCTCTTGTTCTGGAAGAACTCCAGCAGCTTGGGCAGGCCGCTGATCAGCAGACCGCCGAGGGTAGAAAGCAGAGAGAGCATGTTTACCCCTTGGTGGAGATGACATCATCACCGCGCTGGACGGTGACCTTGTCGCCTTCGACACTGACCTTCATGGACGCTTCCTGACGCTCAGGCTTGTCCAGGCGCCCGATCAACTCCTTGATGATCGTGATCTCGGGCTTCTCTTCCTTCTTGGTCTCGTTGACGATGCCGTTGACCATCTGGATCAGAGCCATCGTGGCGGTTGCCACCAGACCGATGACAGCAGGAAGCGCTTCGGTGTTCAGGAAAGCCGACGACACAACACCCACCAGCACCAGCAGGAAGATCCAGACGATGGCCGTCTTGCCGATGGCCTTGGCAGCGACTTCCTTGGCGGTGGCCTGAGCCTCCAGCCGCTTGAGTTCAACTGCGGCCTGGGCCTTCAGGGTGTTCAGGTCAATCGGTTCCATGATGGCTCCTTAGCTCACTGCTGTTGAGGCGTCGGCTTAGAGGGCTCGGGCTCGTTTGTGACACATGCCATGCCATTCCAACTGAAACCGATCTGGCCTTGCCCTACAACATCAGTAAGCACAAAGTCTTGTGCTGTTTCGTCGTAAAGCCAAAGTAGCGAAGAGGTTGTCGCTTGGACCAACGCAAAGTAACCTGAAGGAGGTGCCCACGTATCTTGATTACCGTCCCAAAGACATACGTTATCCACAGTGTTTGTGGCAATGCTGATCAGCAGGTAGTTTTGAATCATGTCCTACCTCACCATTCAAAAATGACGATACCTGCGGCACCCGCCACACCTGACGAAGAAGCACCTGCGCCACCCGGCCTACCACCTCCGCCACCGCCAATAGCGTTACCGGCTACATGTGAATACACAGGAGTAGAGAATATCGAAAAACCCGCAATTGCAGAGGTTGTCCCAGAACTTCCAGACATGTTTAGGTCTCCGTTGGTAGCGGTGCCACCACTCCCCGGAGAACCTACACCAGAAACACCGCCACCGGCGCCTCCGTTAGCCGTTACAGTAGTAATACTTTGCGTACCACTTGCTATGCTACTGTTCCCGCCCGCTCCACCGGCAACGCCCGAACTACCGCTCGCAGTCCCGCCACTACCAACAGTAACGGAAATCGTATTCCCAGAAGTGAGGCTTGTAAGCCATTTGATTGCTGTAGCACCCCCTCCACCAGCCAATACCTCACCGTTAGTAGGCGCTCCGGCAGTACCACCACCGCCCCCCACAAGCGTTACTTTTACCTTGGTGATACCAGAAGGTATGGTGAACGTGCCGTTAGAGGAAAAAACTTGTGTCGTTGGGCCAACGTACCCCGCCGCAGGAGCCGTACTTTGCCAAGTAGTCCCGTCGGAAGTGAGGACGTTACCCGATGCACCCGGCGCTACCGTCTGAACAGCAGAGGTGCCGTTGCCCAGCAAGACGTTGTTCGCGGCCAGGGTGGCTGCGCCAGTACCCCCAGACGCCACAGGAAGCGTGGTCACCCACGAAGGAATGCCCGCAGCGACCGTCAGGACGGCGTTGGTTGCGCCCACCGTCAACTTGCTGATCGCCGTGGTGCTGGAGGCGTACAGCAGGTCTCCAACCGCGAAGCTGGACTGGCCCGTGCCGCCCGAGGTCGCGGGCAGGGCCGTACCAAGCGTCAGGGAAACTGCGTAATTCACCGCCTCGTAGACCCCGGCGCTCGTCACACGCAGGAGCATGGACTTGCCGTTGGGCACCGCCACACTGGCGCCCCCTGACGTCTCGACCGTGACCGTGCCCCCCGCGCTGTTCGTGACGGAGTACAGCTTGGCGATGCCTGTGACCGTAGCAGGGACACGCACCGTGGCCGTTTGCACACTGGTCAGCGAGCCGGTGATCACCAGCGTCATGTTCCGGGCGTCGGAGGATGTGCCGTCTGCAATCGTAGGCAGCGTGGTGGTGCCCCCAGAAGTCACGGCCACATCGACCGAGCCCACCACCGCCTGATCCACAAGGTCCGTCAAGCGGTCGTTGACCGTGGTGCCCCAGCCTGCATCGTTCAGCCCGGGCTTCACCAGCTTCAGGCCCGTGGTGTAGGTATTCGCCATGATGTTCTCAAATAGGTGTCCAGGGACTCGGTGCTGGCGTTGTGATTTCAGGCCACGTAGGCTTCACATACGCGGTGACTATCTTCGAGGAATCTTCTTGGAGGAGAAACGCCCCGTCCTCTTGAAGCAGATAGTACGTGTAAAAAACATCTGTGTTCACCCCCGGCCACGCGGCGGGGGCAGATGTGTTTACAGGGGTCCACGACATACTAAGCGAAGCGCAGCAGCGCCGTCGTTGCAGTTGCCGCAGGCATCTGAATCGTGAACGTGCCCGAAGCCGTCTTGTCAGCACCAAAGTCCAGCACAGCGATGGCGCGGTTGGCCTTGGATGCGTTGTAGATCAAACCACCACGGCAGGTGAAAGATGCGCCGGTAAATACCGGCGTGTTGAACGTCACGTAGGCAGTGGTGCCGGAGAGCAAGACCTGGACACCAGTGAGCGGGATCCCGCCCGCGAGGTAGCCTGCACCAACAACTTCGCCTGTTTGTGTGTAAACAGTCGTGGCCTGACTAAGGTCTGCTGATGCGGTGTAGAGCGCCAGCTTCAGCGCGTCGGTGTCCAGATCATGGATACCTAGCCAAGACTCCTTCTTGAACGAGGAGCACATTCCCTGGAGGATTGCCATGTCACTTCACCGGGTTTCTGACTTGACCGCTGCGGTAGGCGTCTTGTCGATCTTTTCCGTCGCCCAGGTTCTTCAGCAGCAGGATCGAATCGTTGAACTGGCTGGTGTACAACTGAACAATGTCTTGCTCAGCCTTCATGAACCGAGCAGCTTCTACCATGACAGCATTGAACAGCACGCTGTCAAAGTTATTGCCGAGCCATGTAGTGCCTGCCGTGACGATGCTTTGCGGATAGCCAAAATAGTGCAGTTCCAGCGTAAGGGCTGCACTAGGCGTTGGGCCGAACATGAACGTCAAGTTCTTAGGGTCTGCACTATCTGTACCAAACAACGCGTAGTACTTAGGCGTTCCCGTCGAAGCAGGATTGGGGTACGCTTCTCGGATGAAGTTGACGTCCTTGTTCAGCAAGTACTCATACGCCCCGAGAGTCGTGATCACTGCCAAGCTGAAAGCCGAGAGAAAATCAGATGGTGCCGGCAAGTATGGCGTGCCGGAGACCAACGGCGTAGTGACATTCTTCCGCAGGTTGGGAAGCTGCACCGTGTTGTAGATTTTCTGCTCCGCCAGCTTGGTGAGCGTGGCGAAGTCCGTCGCGGAGAACGTGTTCTCGGTGCTGTCCTCGACGGCAGTTTTCAGCTCGGTGTAGTTCACGCCATCGGTCCCCGAGCCATGAAGCCCTTGGTTTGCGCCTTGCCACCACGAACCTTGACGCCCGAGGTCTTGGCCGGAGGCGTCGCAGCGGAGGCGATGTTGCCCACCACCATGCGCGGCATGGGCGCGTCAGCGTTCACGACCGGAGTCGGAACAGGCTTGGCCTTCATCATGTCACTTCCCCTTGCGCCCAACCGGGCCTTGGTTCGCCACACGAGCCATGTTGCGACCCATCTGCTGTGCAGCCTGGGTGGTCACACCACCCTTGGCGAGCTTGGCGCCGGGGCCATGCGCCGCACTGGCGGGCTTCTTGGCATGCGCCCGGAGGGCTTTCATCGCGTCTTTCATGTCGAACTCCTTCGGGCCGCGCCCGTCTGAATGATACCGTTGATGAACGTGTTAGGGAATGGGCTGCCAGTAAGCAATTTTGACCGCGCCGGAGCCACTCTGCGCCACTCCAGAACCCCCGCCCGCCGCTACGCGGATCGTATACGTAGTTCCGGGATTGACAATCCTATTCGGCGTCCATCGAAGCGCGCCGCCACCGCCGCCCCCGTTGGCAGATCCCGAAAAAAGACCTCGCCCACCCGCACCATAGAGCCCTGGAGAAGACGTTGTGCCAGCGGTACCGCCAGAACCGCCCTGACCTGCAACAATTCCGCTATTGCCCTGCCCGGTAATACCTACGCCTCCGCCAGAAAGCGCGTTCGTGCCTGAGACATAGGCACCTCCGGCTCCGCCGCCTCCGGAACCCGCGGTAAAGGAAGTGTCTTGGTTACCCCCAGCGCCCCCATCACCTGCATACCCTCCAGCACCACCACCGCCGCCCACAGTATTACTATTTGATCTACTAGCACCATTTCCGCCGTTTCCGCCGTAAATGCCGTTTCCTAAGGCAGTGCTATTGTTATTACCAAATTGACCACCGCCAATACCAGCAGAAACAGTGTCCCCTCTTGTCCCAGACCCTGCAACAAACCCCGTAGTGAGTCCAGGCCCTCCAAAATAAGATGACACAGACTGTATGGGCACACCTGTAACCCCCGGCCCGCCTGCGCCAATACAGAGCACGTATATCGACGTAATTCCTGCTGGCGCAGTCCAAGAGTACGTTCCCGGCGTCGTGTAC